ACGGCTACGGCATCGCCACCAACAACATGATGGCGACCCCGGCGGCGAACGCCAAGACCATCCTGTTCGGCGATATCAAGGAATACATCATCCGCGATATCCTCTCGATGATGCTGTTCCGCTTCACGGACTCGGCCTTCACCACCAAGGGGCAAGTGGGCTTCCTGGGTATGCTGCGCTCCGGCGGCAACCTGGGCGACGTCAACGCCACGGCCCTGTTGCAGCAATCCGCCACCTAACCGCCTAAGCGCTCGACGGGGAGGTCGAGGGCTGAGCCGGACCGCCGGGCTTATCCCGCCCGGCGGTCCATTTTCTTTCAATCTCTGGAGATTTCCATGAAAACCATCCGCATTCTGACGCGGCCCTACGACCGCAAGTTCACCGCCGGCCAGATCGTCCGCATCAATGATGCCGACGCCAATTCGCTGATCAAGGGCGGCGATGCCGAACCGGTCGGCGATGATGTCACGCCGTCCTATATCGAGCCGGAGCCGGAGGTCGAGGAAACCGACACCTTGACCGGCGGCGCGGCGGGCGACGACACCGCCAAACCGGCAAAGTAAGCCGCCATGCTGCCTTATGCCCTTCGCCTGACACAAGCGCCGGCCGGCGACGTTGTGACGCTGGATCAGGCGAAGGCGCATTTGCGCGTGGATTACGCGGATGATGACGCGCTGATCCAAACCTATCTGGACGCCTGCACCGAACAGCTAGACGGTGATGAGGGCGACCTGCGCCAATGCCTCCTGAGCCAGGCGTGGGAACTGAGTTTAAACGTAAGGTTCCCGCATTGCCGCCAACCGCTGGTTATCCCCCTCGGGCCGGTCGTATCGGTGGATTCGGTCGGCTATATCGATACGGCCGGCAATGCGCAGACGCTCGACCCGGCGCTCTACACCGTCAACAACTTGGGCGGTGTCAAGATGGATACCTATCTTGAGCCGAAGGCCGGCACGGTGTGGCCGGCGACGCAGTGCCAGTCGCGCGCGGTCACCGTGGCCTTTACCGCCGGCTTTGGCGATGCGGGGGCCGATGTGCCGGCGCGCATCCGGGCGGCCATTTTGCAAATGGTGGCCGATCTGTACCGGTCGCGCGAAGCCTATACGCGGCAACCGATCGTCGCAAATCCGGCGCTGCGCCGGCTGCTGTCGCGCTTCGTGCGGGACACGCTCTGATGCTGCCGGCGGCACAGTATGACCGGCGGGTCGAAATCTGGCGGCGCACGGACACCACGCGCGACGCCAAGGGCGGCCAGACTGCGGCGCCGGTCAAGATCGCGACGCTATGGGCGGCGCGAAACTGGCTGAACCGCCGCGAAGGCCTGACCTCGGAACAACTGGCCGCGACAAACCAGACCCTGTTCACGGTGCGCTATTCGGCCACGGCGGCGGCGATCGTGGCCACCGATCGGCTGCGCATCGGCGGCGTGGATTACAATGTCAACGCGGTGCAGGAACGTGGCTTTCGCGAAGATATCGATATCTATGTCGAAGGCCGCACGCCGTGAAGCGTTGCGAAGTTCAGGGCTTTGAGGATTTCAACGCCGCTATCGCCGAACTGTCGATGTCCACGGCCACGGCAAAGAACATCGTCAAGCGCGCCCTGATCGTGGCCGCCGCGCCGATGGTTACGGCGGCCAAGGGTGCCGCGCCGCGCAAGTCCGGCGTCATGGCTGACAGTATCGACGCCTCTCCGCGCCTGGCCGGCAAACAGGCGGCGGGGGCGGCGGAGTATTCCGAGGTGCTGCGCAAGGGCGGCAGCAAGGCTAAGGCGCAGGCCGCGCTCATCGCCGCCCGTGCCGCCGCCAAGGACGATTCCGAACCGGCAATTTACAAGGTGCAGATTTTCGTCGGCCCCGGCCCGCTGCCCTATCCGTCATTGGTCGAGTTCGGCCACGGCACCACGCCGCCGCACCCTTTCATGCGCCCGGCCTTCGACGGCACCAAGGCGCAGGTGTTCGATAATCTCAAGGTCGCCCTGGCCGATCAGCTTGACAAGGCGGCGCAGCGCGCGGCCCGCAAACAGGCGCGGTTGATCGCGGCGGCGCAGAAGGTGCCGGCATGACGGTCAAGGATGATTTGCGGTCGTTGCTGCTGGCCGACGCTGGCATAGGCGGACGGATCGCCGACCGCTGCGCATGGGGGATCAGCGTTCAGGACGACCCGACGCCGCGCATTGTCCTGCACCTGATCAGTGACACGCCCGATTACCACCTGTTGGGGGCCTCGGGCTTCGACCCGATGCGCATTCAGGTCAATTGCTTCGGCGCGTCCTACAGCGAAGCGGATGACCTGGCCGAAGCCGTCAAGGCGGCGGTCAAGGCCGTGCCGGCGCCTGGCGCGCCGTACAATTCCATCCGTCAAATCCAGATCGTCGGCGGCCGGGACCTGACCGAAGCCAGCCAGCCCGACCCACTTTTCCTCATCGCCATCGACTTGATGGTTTCGTGACCTCGCAAAGGGAGACACACTATGACTGCAACCGCCGCGCAAACCGGCTACGGCGCGACCCTCGGCATCGGCAACGGTGCGACTCCGCCCGTCTATACCGTGGTGGCCGAAGTCACCGCCTTGAAGGGCTTGAAGCAAAGCCGCGATCAGATCGAGGCGACGCACCTGCTGAGCCCCGGCGGCTATAAGGAATTCATCGGCGGGATGAAAGACTTCGCCGCCCTGACCGCCGCCATCAACTACGTGCCGGGTGGCGCGGCCGAAACGGCCTTGCTGGCGGCCTTCGGTACGCAGGCCAACAAGCCCTACCAGATCACCTTTCCGGGCGGCGGGACGTGGAGCTTTTCCGGCGTGATGACCGAATACGCGCCGGGCGATCTCGACCCCAACAAGAAGATGGAGGCTTCGGTCACTATCAAGCCGTCCGGCGGCCCGGCCATCGCCTAAGGCCAGCACACAAAGGAGCGCCAAAATGCGTGAAAATGAAACCGGGGAAACCCTCGTCGCCAGCGACGGGCGGACCTTTACGCTTCGCTACGACTTCAACAAGTTGTGCGAAATGGAGGAGGTCGGCCTTGATCTGCTGAACGGCACGATCGATTCAAAAAAGCTAGGATCGCCGCTGTTCGTCCGACAACTGTTCTTCGACGGCTGCACGGATGAGTCCGGTCAGCCGTTGCCGGACATTGCCGCTGCCGGCGCACTCATTCAGGACGTGGGCCTTGCCGCCACCGTTCGCCATATCGGACGGGCCTTAGCAGGCGCGGCGTTCTCGACCGGCGGTGACGTAAACCCCAAGAAGGCCCAAACCAACTAAGGTGGGTTTGGGCCGATAAATGGGCCTTGTGGGTCGAGCTTGGCGGCGACCTCGACGCCTTCTGGCGGCAAACGCCTAAAACCTTTTCCATCTTCGTACGCGGTCGTGAGCGCGCTCGTGAAGAGGAAAGCCGCCGCGCCAACTATCAGGCCTGGCTCACCGCCCGTCTGACCGGCTTCGCCAAGGTACCGGACTTTGACGACATATTCCGCCCGACCGGGCAACGCGACGACCCGGCCAGGATGGAAGCTACCGCCAAAACCATCGCCGCCACCGGATGGGGTGAGTACACCCCGCCGCCTTCATCCTCGGAAAACGGAGCCGTTTAATGTCAAACGCCGTCATCGGTGCCCTTCACGCCATTCTTGGCCTGGATAGCACCAACTTCGAAACTGGCCTTAAGGCCGTGCCGGCGAAGATGAAGGGCGTGGCGGCGCAGATCGAAGCAATCGGCGAAGAAATGGCGTTGGGCTTCGAGCGTTCGCTTGAGGTGATGAAGGAAGACTTTGACGAGAAGATTGCGGAAATGGCATCGGAGGTGCCGGTTCTTGGCAAAGCGATGTCAGCGTTCGGCGTTGCTGGTCTTGTCGCTGCGGCGGCCCTGGGTGCGTTCTCGGAAGGAATGGAACAAGCCCACAAGTCCATGGAGTGGGCAAATGACCTGCAAAAGGCGGCTGACCGTATAGGCGTCACGACCGAATACCTCCAACAAATGCAATTTGCCGGAAAGGCGACCGGAGTCGGCTTAGACGCCGTGCGGCAGTCACTACAAAACCTCAACGGGGCCTTGGGTGCCTATCAATCTGGGGTCGGGGATGCCAAGCTTAAAAAGGTGTTTGAAGACCTTGGCATTACTCGCGAGGCGGTCGCGCACATGCAAGACGCGTCGCAACTCATCCCCGTTCTGGCTGACCGGCTAAAGGACCTTGGTTCTCAGGCTGAGCGTGTGCATATGGCCGACAAGCTGGGCATAGAACCCCTTTTGCCAGTGCTTGCACGCGGGAGCGAAGGTGTCGCAAAGTTAAGGGAGGAGGCTAGCGCCCTCGGCATTGTCCTTGATAATGAGACAAATAAGACCCTGTCGGAAATGAACGAAAAGGTCGAGCGCGCCAGCGCACAAATCGACATAAACTTGAAGAAGGCATTTGCCGACTTGTCCCCTGTTGTGGTTGGCGCTTCGCAGGCAATGGCGGACTTCACTCACCACCTTGACAACTCGATAGCCGGCACAAAACTTCTTCTGGCGACCGCCGGTAAAGGCGGAATATCCGAATACTTCAAGCTTTGGGGCGAAGGCGCGAAGAAAGGACTAAGCGGCGACGACCTGCAAAACTATATGCTTAAGGGTTTTGTAGAATTCAACGCCAAGGTTAACGGAAAGCCGGAAGAAACTGGCACCGACTCAAAGGCCACGCCTGATCAGGTCGCGCTTGAGCTTTTGCAGCGTCAACTAACCGCCGTTCAGGACGCGATCCGGCCTCGCTCGGAAACCATCTTTACGGCGATGAAGGCGCAGATTGACACCTTAAATGCCGCCCTTGCGAAACACCTGATCGACCAAAAGACCTATGCGCAAGATGTTGCCGAGGTGCACAAAAAGGCCGCGGAAGAAATAAGGCGATCCGCTCCCAAAACTGACCCCGCCATGACGAAGTTGAAGGCGGACCTTAAGGCGGTTCAAGAAGCCATAGTGCCGCCAGCGGAAACCGTATTCGCGAAGCTGACTGCCGAAGTTAGGACGTTAGACGCTGCGCTGAAAGATGGTCTGATAGATCAGAAGGCTTATCTCGCCGATATGTCTGAGGCACATGCAAAGGCGGCTGCGGCCGTCCTCAAAGGCGTGTCGACCCCCGATGAGCTAGCGACGGAAGAATATCGTAAGCGAGTGGCTGAACTTGATGAGGCCCTAAAGCTTAACATCATCACCTTGAAACAATGGTCTGAGGCGATGGCGGTCGCCATCGACAAGCGCAACGAGGCCGACAAGATCGGGCCGATCAAAAAGATCGACCTCGGCAAGTCCGGCGTGCCGGAAATCAAGCCGTTCGAACTGCCGCCGGAATGGAAGACGGCGGCGGAGGAAGCGGCCAGGGCCTGGCGCGACGCCTTCACCGAAATCAAGGATATCGGCAAACAGGCGCTGGATGACATCATTGAGCGCGGCCGGGTCGACTGGAAGCGCCTTCTGATCGAAATCATCGATCATTGGGAACAGGTGGTGCTTGTCATCAAAAGCGTGTGGCAGGCGGCGCAGAACAGCAAGGGCGGCGGCATTTCCGGCCTGATCAATGCGGCGGTCGCGGCGGCTGGCCACAATGCCAACGGGACCGAAAGTTGGCCGGGCGGCCTGTCCTGGGTCGGTGAGCGCGGCCCGGAACTGGTCAACCTGCCGCGCGGCGTGTCGGTGTCCTCGCACGAAAGCATCCTGTCGGCCCTATCGACGCGGCAGGAGGGATTCGGCGTGGTCAAGGTCGAGGTCGACACTACACCGTACTTTGACATCAAGGTACGCCAGGCGGCGGCCCCCATGGTGCAACATGCGGCGATCGAAGGCGCGGCCGGCGGCTCGCAAATGGCGCAATCGACGATCGCCGATTACCAAAGCCGGCAAATCCCGTGAGCGTAGCGCTTCCGACTTCGCCCGGCCCGGCGCCGCTGGTGCCGTCACTGGTGCGGGCTGGCAACGATCTGGTGTCGCCGCTCAGCCAGGCGGTGCAGCGCCTGAACCGGTTGGGTGACCGCTTCGCTTTTCAGGTCACACTTCCCCCGATGAAGCGCGACGATGATGCGCAAAAGTGGGTGTCGCGCCTGTTGCAGGCCTTCGCCACGACCGCGACGCTGAACTATCCGCAACCGCCGGCCGGTGTGGGTACGCCCGGCGCGCCGGTCTGCAACGGCACGTCTTCGGGCACGTCCCTGGCCGTGCGCGGGCTGACTGCAGGCTACACGATCAAGGAAGGCCAGGTTTTCAGCATCATCCACGCCGGCAAGCGCTACCTGCACATGGCCGCCGCCGATGCCGAGGCAGATGGCGACGGCGTTGTCACCGTGACGGTCGTGCCGGCGCTGCGCATCGCCACGGCCGACCTTGACGTGATCGAAATCGCCCAACCGGTCATTGAGGGTTTTGTCGGTGGCGCGGCCAACACGTGGACCATCAACGTCGCCCAAACCATCGGGCTCACCTTCACCCTTATGGAGTCGCAATAGATGCCGCTCGATTCGACGCTGAATGCCGCCCTGTCGCAACAGGTGGCGTCGATCTTCTTCGCGCTGGAAATCCAGCATCCGGCCGGCAATGTCCGCCTGCTGGATGCGCCCGGCACGCTGAGCTTTGACGGCAAGACCTTTGTCGGCCTCGACCCGGATTGGGGCTGCCTGGCCTCGACCGATGTGGTGACCGATCAGACCGGCGACACCGCGCCGTCGCTCAAGATGATGCTGCAACAGGCTAATGCATCGGCGGCGGTCACCCTGGCCGATCCGGCGGCCCAGGGCGTGCCTGTGACCTTCTGGTGTGGCGCGGCGGACCTCTCGACCATGGCCGTAGTGGGGGAGCCTTACGATGTGTTCAACGGCATGGTCGATACGGTGACCAATGTCGTTGACGGGGCGCGGTCGGGCGTCAATATCGCCGCCGCTTCGGCCTTCGACTACTTCTTCGCGGCCGATGAAGGCGCGATCCTGTCGGATGCTTTTCATGAAAGCGTATGGCCGGGCGAACTCGGCTTTGAGTACGTGACCGACGTTACCCTGCAAATGCCGTGGGGCGTCAACGACACACTGCC